TCTGGAACACTGACAGGGTGCAATCGCACATTTACTACACATTCCAAGTTCATTAAGAACTGAAGCGAGTTCTGTGGGTGCAGCCGGTTGAGCTGGGTTATAGTCAATCTTGTGGTGATATCTAAGTGTAGATGTATTAAAGAATACGAGGAGTTGCATACCTGCTTCATCAATTTGTCCTGAAAGAATGGCAAGAGTAAAAGGAATAGTAATTTGTGTAACAGCAGGAGTTTCGAAATCCCAATAAGGTGCTACTTTTAATTCCGAGCAACTAGGATCCCATTCTGGTCCAGGAAGTTGCATAACGTCTTCGTAATTTGAATATGTTCCTTGTACTAAACGACATAAAAGATTGGAGAAAGGATTCTTATTTGATTTAATTACAATTAAAGGCATATGTGATTTGAGATAATGTCTTAAATATTCTCTTGTATTAATATAAGGGTAAGTTGCAGCTACAGTAGATAAATTAAGTGTAAAATTAAATAATTGATATTTATTTGTAGATGAAACAACAATTTGTTGTAAAAACATAAGATGATGATCTTCTCTAGGACTATGATCGAACATTTGTCCATAGGTTTTCTGTGCTTTAGTTGAATTTGGATTATACTGATATTCAAATATTTGTTCTTGTCCTTGAGTAATTTGAGATTCATAATGTTTAAGAATAGCTTTATAACCATTTAATTTAGCAAGATTTTTAGATTTAGCATAAGTAATAAAAATAATTTTGTCATCGTTAGAAAGTAAAGTATATTTAATAATATCTGGATCTTGAGAAATAACACATGTTTTAAAAGTAGTTTTAAAAGGTTTTGGAAGTATATTAAAGCCATTTGCAATTTTAGAAATAGGATTGGTAATAGAAGAGTTAATTTCAATGAAAGGTGGGAGATTTTCAAAATTTACCGAATCAATATATTCATCCCTCGGAATTTCTTTTGTTTGAGGAGATGAATCTATCTGCAATATTCCTTTAAGAGCAGCAGTAAAGACAGGTGGTTGGTTACCTATATTAAACCAATTTATTCCAAGATTAGTACCTAAACGTGCAGAGAAATTGAAAATTAAAGTAACAGGATAAGTTCCAGGTTGGAATAAAACAGGGGTAGAAGCGCCATAACCACTTAAATTTGTAGAAGCTTCTGTGAAATAATAAAGTCTACCTACAGTTGTTGAATCAATTTGTAAAGTAAGATCATGTGATTTTGCATCTGAATTTGTTCCAAATTCCCTACCACATATATATGTAGGTTCTAAAACTTCAATATTTCCTAATGTGATTGTAGATGCAGGGTAAGTTGCTCCAGTAGAAGCAAGTGTAATTGCACCCGAAGAAATAGGTGGAGGTTCTGTTGTAACTGGTTGAGGAACATAAGTATACATTTTATAGGGCGCAAAATAATATGAAATAGACAATGGTGTATCGTTTCCTGTGGAAGTAACAAGTTCTGAAATATTCTTAACATTAATAAAACCAAAAGAATCTGATAGTTCTGATTCAGTAGACGCAATATAATTAGGATTTGACCAAGGCATTAAAACAAAAATTTCATTAGCTTTAGAAGGGAACCATGAAAAACCAATTTCACTTATATGTCTACTTGTTGAAAAATTAAGTTTATTAAAAGATCTTGAAACCCAAAATGATTGAGCTTGAGAGAAAGCGGGTTTACAAATCAATCTAATTAAAATATGGGAATTAAAATATTTAAAAGGTAACATATAATATCCAGTTCTCATAGAAAGCGCAACAGATTCTGAAATGACAGGATCACCACCTACTGATGTAGATTCAAATCTATCTGACCACACATGACCTTGTTCTGGGAGACAAACTCCAGGAACATAATCATGTTGGACATCTAGTTCTATTTCTTCATCAGTAAGGATTATCACTGGTTTCAAACCTGAAGGTGTCATTAACTTACGTATGAAACGTGAGTCAGTGGCACCAGGAGGCATAGAAACGTCAATAGCTTGATTAGCTAAACTGGATTCCCCAGATTGGATAAGTTGAGAATGAGGTAATACATGAGCCTCATTTGAAGGTTGTTCATTAACGAGGGTATCGGTTTGGTTGTGGTACTTAGTACCTGAATTAACAGTTTTCGTTGAAGAAGACATGATAATCTTTAGTTCCAAATTTTAACAGGGGGCCAAGAACGTTTTATTGATATCTATTCATTAGGTCTTGATAGTAGTCGGAGTATTTAGGGTAAAAACCCTTAATATCCCGGCTAAGTTCACATTTACGGATACCCCTCTGTAAACAAGTTGCAAAATGTGTGAAATATTCAGTTCCATGCATAACAGCTTCCAATAATCCTTCTTCAATTAAATCTTTATGAGTCATTATATCATTAGGAGAAATATTAGTCCAATTAAAACGCATTTCAATAGAATCAGTTTCAATAGGGGCAAATACAATACTTGGAGAAATTACTTTAAACTTCCTCTTTAAGAAAGAAAGTTCTTCAATAGGTTTCGTAGCACCATCTAAACTCTTGGTTGCGTCGGTATAGTCCTGTTCAAGTTCATCGATCATAATTCTTGCAACATTAGCAAAATTATAACCGAGCGCTAGATCAGCAGTATACACAATATCATCACCAAAAGCTCTTATGGTAACATTGTCAAGAAATTTATTTAATCCATAATAACCAGTAATTTTGATAAAACAATACCAATGATACAAAAAGTTAACAATACAATTCATTACAGTAGTCATAGGGGATCCAGAAGGGTTTCCATGTTCATCCATATACACAGTGAAAGCAGATACAGAAACAGATCTTACATTTTCATCTAATAATATTTCAATAATTTTATCAATTTCAGTATCATTTCCATTTTTAGCACTAATAGTGTTACGAATAATTCTACATGCCATATCCATAAATTCAGGTCGAAGGTTTCCATCAAAAGTTCCGAAATCTGCATCACATCCTAAGTTACTCTTTTCTTTCAAATCATGATATAACTTTGCCCATTGAGGAGATACAACATTTATTCCAACAGCATGAAACATTTTACCTTGCATTTTAGTCCATTCAGTCTTAAATTTACCAAGATACTTTTTAATCAAAATAACTTTATCAAAGGGTACATTTTTGAAAATTCTAGGTTTATCAACTTTACTAAGAGGTCTACACTCATCTTTAAGACAATCTTTATTAATAGACAGAGTTCGATAACCAAGGAGAGCTAATCTTTCAGTTTCTTTCATACTTTCAAATAATTTAACAGTATCAGGGTTTTCAAAATCAAATTCACGGTAGGTATTTCCTTGTTCATCTTGAAGCATTTTTGTGAAATGTTCTTTCTTATAACAATGACCATTTTCAGTTTGAGACCAAGGAATTCCAGCAGAAGTACGCATATCAAGGGGATGAGAATCAACATCATTAGGGTTTCCATTCAAAATTTCATAATTACTAGAAATACCGATATTCTTATCTTCAAATTGTTCAATATAATAGTTACTTAAATCAGATTCCATAGATTGCAAAATTGTGGGATCAATAACATTCTTAAAATATTTTCCGTATTTTTCTGTTCTGGTTATGAGAAGATTTGGTTGTCCATGAGCATCAAGACAGAGTTTTGATTTATCGTCAACTTGACTTGTACAAAGATGAGCAGGAGCATGTTTTACTTCAAATGAACCATGAAGAGGATGTTTCTTAATTCCAGTATTTGCAGCAGGTCTTGCGAGATAATTTAATTCACCGAGATATTCAAAATTTCCATTAGGCATATTTCCAGAGGGTACAAGAATACTTTCAATTTGATCCATAGTATCTACAATTGGGAATTTAGAAATATTTTGTTCAATAATTAGTTCAGAAAATTCTTCTTTAGCAATTACAGGCATCATAGAGTCAATTAAATCCTTTGTAACAATAGCAGAATAGGCACGATCTTCAGCGCCTACAACATGAAATCCAACAATTTTCTTATGAATAGAATTATTAAAAGCAACTAAAACACCTCCACAATCGCCTGCGGAAGTAACTGGTGATAATGTCATTGTAGCTTGAACTTCATAAAGTTTTTCATATGTTTTAATGCCTGAGTATTGAAGGCAAATTTGTTTATGATTAACGGCAGATGCAGTAACAAGTTGACATAATCCAAGTACAGGTAAATGTTGGAGCACATAAATTCTTTCATTAGCAAATTTAATATATTCATCATCTGTGATCAAATTATTATAAAATCTTTGACTGAAAAGTACATGTTTATTATCAAATTTCCATAAAGCTACATCACGATTTTCTTTCTTAGCAATCAAAGTCATAGGTATAGTAGTATTAATTCCATTAACAGTAGTTTCAAATGAATATTCAGCATTAATATCAGAAGATGAGTGCAAGTGAGCAGGAGTAGTAATAAATTTTCCAAAGGGATGTCCATGTAAGGTATAAACTTTATTTCCAGATGTTCTTTTACATTTTAATGTTAATTTAACAATAGCAGAGAATAAATCACGAGCACCACTATCTAGAGCATGTTGTTCAACTCCAGATGCAATTTTTACAACTTTAATTTTATCTTGTTTTTGAGATCCAGGATTGTGACCTCCAAAATCATATTCTTCTTGTAATTCTTCAGGAGCAGAAAGCCAATCAGCAATAGTAGTTTCTGTAGGAGGAGTAAATGTAGGAGTTGATGAACGAGAATAATTCATTCTACGATCACGCCAATTATTACTTTGTTCACGTCTAGATGTATAAGTTTGACCTTCTTGCTTTAATGTTCTCTTTTGTTTGGTCATCTTTTCTCCCTGTGGAGAAATTTCTTCAAGAAATTCTTGTCTTAAAGTTCTTTTCTGTTTTGTCATCTTTTCTCCTTGTGGGGATACTTCTTCGGTATATTTAGGGAAAGTTCTTTTACTTTTTGTCATTTTCTCACCTTGAGGAGAGATTTCTTCAATAAAGGTAAGGACAGTATTAGCAGTGTTCATAACAACAGGAGAGATATCAGAGTCAGTATTAACATGTTCTTCAAACCAATTTTTATAGAATTTCAGTTTCTTAGGGTCTACAGCATCAATAGGAAGAGAGTGAGAACAAGTTCCACTACAAGCTTCCTTTGTGCAAGCAACACAATAATCTTTAAGGCAATAAGAACCGAATTTAGGGAATTGAGCACAAACATCCATATGATCTCCGGATGCCATATTTTTACAAAATTGATCATGAAATTTATTATGAATAATTTGGAAATTTTCAACAGAACAAGCACAATTAGTACATGCTTCAATCATAGTAAAGGTCTTACATTTATAAATAACATATGCTCCAATACCAAAAAGTAAAGGAATAAGGAAAGCAATATTATACAAATCATTAATAGTTTCAAAAACAGCATAAGAAAATGAAGCAGTATCTTTGTTAAGGTAAGTCATAATAATGGCAGCAAAACTCATAATAAGGGTACAAACTGGAGCCATACAAATAGCAGCCATTCTGCCTAAAACAGAAGCAACTTTAATGAATGGTCGGAAAGATGAGTAAATATTATGGTAAAGGGTCAAGAAATATAATTGTATCTTATCAGTAAAAGTAAATTCAGCAAAATCTTCTACTCTTTCTACATCAATATTAGTATATTCAGAATCAAAATTTTCATAAGTACGATAAATAGTATTATTAACAGTATTAAAATGAAGATATGAACCATCAACATCTTGAACAATAAGTGCATATTTAGCACCTTTAAAATCTACATTAGATAAACAAAATAGAATAGTTTTTGAATCATTAAACAAATTATTAAAAGCAGCAAGATCAGCAATAGAATATAATCCAATATCACTAGGAATACAGGGATTCCTAACTTTAATTTTACGAAGGAAAATGTACAATTCACGATTATTACGGTATCTAGTGCATGAAGCACTCCAATCTTGTTCTAAAAATATTTTTGTAACATCATCTGGGACTTGTTGGGTATTAATAGTAGGAATAAATGAACCATCATCAACTTGAGCAGCGGCTAAACCAGCTTGGAAAATATCATACTTAAGTTTCATTGCTTCAATTATATGTCTACAAATATCATCAATAGTAACAGTTTTTGAAACATTTCCTCTAATAGGATCATAATAAGAACCTTCAGTTTCCTGAAGATCAAGCCATTTAAATTCACTATCAAATCCGTCTTTTGGTACATCTTTTCCAGCAATCTTTGTGAAACGAATAACAGTGAAACGACGTTGGAGAGCATCAACACATTTAATAGTTTTACTAGTTGTGGGCCAAATATTGGAGGAAGCTAATAATAATTTTGAAACATAAGGTTTTCCTTTTTCACTAAGTTCAGCTTGACGAGTAGGGAATACAACACAAGAAACAAAATTTAACATATCTTTATGATCTAAATCATCAATACGGCTAAACAAATCATCAATAGCATGAATTTCTTGTCCATTATATCCTTGGTGGTAATCATCAGTAGTATTTTGTTGCCAAGTAGTCCAGTCTTTAATATCATCCATAAATATATATTCTTCTTTATCAGCATATTCTTCATGGTAAACTTTGCTAATACGGTATTTAATTTGACACAACAATTGACTTTTACCCAATTTGGGAAGTCCATGAAATAAAAATGCAACTGGTTCTTGACGACGACCATTAGTAGCACGTACATAATCGATGGCAGCCTTCATACGTACGTAACGAGTATTAAATTGCATAAGATCAGAACAAAAGTTAGAATTTCTAATAGATGCATACACACCACAATCAACTTGTTTCTTAATAGATTGAATTTGATTATAACATTTCATAAAATCTTTATATTCTTCATCACGTACAAAAGCTACACATTTAGTAGCAACAAGTGCTTCAAATCGTGGAGTCTTTTCAATAAGTTCAATCATTCCATTTCTTAATTCAGTAATAGCTTTTGCTTTAGATGAAACATCAATTCCAAATTCAGACAGAACATCTCCTAAGATATCAGCAAGTTTATCAAGAGATTCCATTTCTTTAGTAGTAGAGTTCAAAGTAGAAGTAAATTTAGCAATAAAAGGTATGGGAGAATACTTACCCAAAAATGAGGCAAGGAAAATCATCAATTTCTTAGTATTATCAAAACTAGATTGTTCTTTAGCTTTAGAACTGAAGAATTCAGAAAAGTAGGAAACAACAGAGGTATCTAAACCTAAAACAGAAAGTAAGGGTACAACATGAGTAATTAATTGAGTCATAGATTCGGAGGTAGCAATTCCAG